GGATTTGATATGAGCGAGGCGCTCGGAATCGGGTTGATTGTTGTCATAGGTGCATGAACTAAATGGCTTACAAGGGACAAGGCAGACATGTAAACCGCGAAGAGCTGGCGGAAATCTTCGGCGTGTCGCTGAACACCATCACCAGCTGGCTGCGCAATGGCTGTCCCTATGAAGAGAAAGGGCGCCAGGGCAAGCCCTGGAAATTCAACACTCGTGACGTCGCCGAATGGCAGCGGGAGCAGGCCCAGCTTGAAGCAACCGGCGATAGTCCGCTCGATGAAGTAGAGCTTAAGCTGCGCAAGCTGGCGGCCGAAGCAGCTCAGGCCGAGCTGGATCTTGCTCGCGACAGAAAGCAGGTTGCGCCCATCGGCGAGTTCGAGCGCGCCCGCGCTATTGAGAACGCCACCATCAGAGCCAACATCATGAACGTGCCGGGCCGCGTGGTAACTCAGCTTATTGGCGAAACCGACGAAGCCCGATTCAAGTCAGTGCTCGCAGCGGAGTTGGTTCAGGCACTGGAGTCTGCGGCCGATGCAGATGTAGAGCTGGAACAGGAAGACGAGCAGCTGGATGCCGCTTGATACTGTGCAGCAATTCAGTAATCCGGTAGGCGTCATCCGCGCACTAAAACGCGCGGCGCGTCACCTGGTTCCGCCCGCTCCACTCAAACCCTCGGAGTGGTCAGAGCAAAACGTTCGCATCCCAGCGGGCAACGCAATCCCCGGCCCTATCCGTTTTGACAACGCACCCTATCAACGCGAGCCGATGGACATGGCCGTGCATCCTGGCTGTCATAGAATTTCGTTGATGTGGGGCGCTCAGGTTGGCAAGACTTTGGCCGCTCTTTGCCTGCAGGGCTACTACATCGCGCACGAGCCGAAAAGCCAAATGATGATGCAGCCGTCACAAGGCGACCTGACCACCTGGCTGGAAACGAAATTTAACCCCATGGTTGACGCCAACCCCTTGTTGCAGGAACTGATCGCCAAGCCCCGCAGCCATGAGGGTGTCAATAACCAGCGAATGAAGAGTTACCCGGGCGGGTTCATGATGTTCGCATGGGCAGGATCGACAAAAACCATGCGCGGCCGGTCGGCGCCGTTGATTATTGCCGATGAGATTGACGGTTACGGTGGCACACCAGAGGGCGACGAAGTGCAGTTGATCTGGCAGAGGGCCGCCACATTCGGCGATCAACGCCTGCTGATGGAGATATCCACCCCTACCATTAAAGATGACTCACGCATTGAAGTTGCCTTCACTCAAGGCGACCAGCGACATTTTCACGTGGCCTGCCCCCACTGCGATCATCATCAGAGGCTTCAGTGGGACAGGGTTACCTGGGACAAAGACGAGACCGGCGAGCACCTGCCAGAAACTGCCCGCTATATTTGCGAAGACTGCGGCGTGTTATGGAATGACGGCGAGCGTATCGCGGCTATTCGTATCGCCGAAAGCATCGGCGCCGGGTGGAAAGCCAAAAAGCCATTCCGTGGCCACGCCAGCTATCACCTTAATGAGCTGTATTCCTGCTTCCGCCGGCTCCGCGACATTGTCCAATCGTTTCTGGACAAGAAAGCCGCAAACGATTTGCAGTCGTTCGTTAACGTATCGCTGGCGGAAACGTGGGAAGAGCAAGGCGAGCAGGCAGATTCTCACGTGCTCATGCAACGCGCCGAAGAGTTCCGCGCGCCTGTGCCGGCCGGCGGGGCCGTACTAACGTCTGGCATCGACATGCAGCAAGATCGTTTAGAGGTGGAAACGGTCGCCTGGGGTATAGGCGAAGAAAGCTGGTCGGTAGATTTTACCGTGCTTTGGGGTGACCCGTTGCGTGAAGAGGTTTGGCAAGATCTTGACGACTACCTGGCCACAACCTGGCGCCACGAGTCCGGCGCTCACTTAGGCATTCTGGCTGCCTGCCTCGATACCGGTGGCAGTACGGGCTATACGCAGCGAGCTTACGAATACGTGCGCCGGAAAACTGGCCGCAGACTATACGCGATCAAAGGTGTCGGTGGCTGGGATCGCCCGGTGGTCACATCCCCTTCACGCAAAAAAACGGGCAAAGCTCAGCGCAAGGTTGACCTGTTCTCTGTTGGCGTTGATGAGGGGAAGCTTACCGTCATGCGCAGGCTGGCGGTTAAAGAGCCCGGGCCAGGCTTCAGCCACATACCGACAGACCGCGAGGCTGAATGGTTTCATCAAATCACGGCTGAGAAGTTGGTAACCAAGTACATCAAGGGCGTGGCAAAGCGCGAATGGCACCAGACGCGCCCGCGCAACGAAGCACTGGATTGCCGGGTGTATGCGTACGCAGCACTAAAGATTGCCAGCCCTCACATTAAGCGTCACCTGGAACGACTGCAGCGTGAAGCTGAGGATACTGACGAAACACCGTTGGCTGAGCGCAAACTAGCAAAGCCCGAGGAACCACTGCCAGCGGCGAGGCCAGCGCCCAAGCGCAAGACTAGGGTCATAACTTCCAGGCCCCGTAAAAGTTGGGTCAACAACTGGTGACGCATGGCGCTAATTCCCACTAAGATCACCGCCGGACTAACGCTGGTCATATCGTTTGAGCTGGCGGCGTTCTCCGGCCCGCAATGGCAGAGCTTGCTGCTTTTACGCGGCGCAGGAAGCATCGACCTAGAAGGTTCTGCCGACGGACAGCTGCACTTGATCACCGGTTCAGTCGCAAATACCGGCAGCTGGGCACCCGGGCATTACTCCTACAGCTTGCGTGTCACCGACGGCACAGACACACACGAGATTGAGGCCGGCATGCTTGAAGTGCGCCCCGACCTCGCGCAGGCAGCTGCAAGTTTTGATGGCCGTGCCCATGCTGAGAAGGTTCTGAGTTCCATTGAAGCTGTTATTGAAGGGCGCGCAACACGCGATCAGGACAGCTATCGCATCAACAACCGCGAGCTGCGCCGCACCCCTATCAGCCAGCTTCTGAAACTGCGTGACGTATACCGCCACGAAGTGGCCCAGATCAAGGCACGCCGGCGCGGCAAAGACACGCTCGGGCGAGCCATCTTAGTGAGGTTCGGACATGGCGTTTAGCTTATTCAAAAAGCCCGCTCCGACCACAGAAGACAGCACCAAGCCCAAGGCCCGCAGCCACCGTATGCCAAAAATGCTCCGGCGCTCGCTGCTGGAACAGGCTAGATCTGACCGCCTGACCGGCGACCTGCCTACCGTGCCCGTTCCTGCTGACGACTTTGTAACCAAAAACCAACGCCCGCTGGTTGCTAGAGCGCGCCACTTAGCACTGACCAACGATTACGCCCGGGGCTTTTTACGACTCTGCCGTCAGAACGTTGTTGGGCATCAGGGCATTGTTCTCCAGGCCATGGCCCGAGATCCAGACGGCAAGTTCGACGAAGCTGCCAATGATGCAATCGAAGCCGACTTTCAACGCTGGGCTGCCCGCGGCGTGTGCGATGTAAGCGGCAAGCGCTCCCTACGCCAGATACTAAGCCGCTCTGTTGACGATGCCGCTACAAATGGCGAATACATGATTCGACTGGTCTTCGACGCCACCATCAACGATTGGAGCATGGGCCTGCAAACTTTGGACCCGCAGCGCTGCCCTGTCGATTTCAACCTGGACAAGCTGTCCAACGGCGAATTTATCCGCCATGGCATCCGCTATAACCACTGGGGTCGCCCGATCCGGTTTCTATTTACAACCACCGACGAGTCCGAATCCGATTACAACTACGGCGGACGACATTACGTCAGCTTGCCGGCGGAAGAAATAGTACACGGCTATATCGAGGACATGGTAGGCCAGCGCCGCGGGCTACCGTGGATGGTTACCGCCGTTATGCGCATGCACAACCTAAATGGATTCGAACACGCTGCACTTGTAAACGCTCGCGCTTCGGCGGCGAAAGGCGGGTTTTTTGAGTGGGACGAGGGTTTTGGCCCGGCGGATGAAGACGAAGACCGAAGCCCGCTTTACATGGACGCGGATCCGGGTAGCTATGACGAACTGCCGCCTGGTTTGCGATTCAAGGAGCGCAGCCCACAATTTCCGAGCGGCGAAACCGGACCATTCTCAAAACAAATGATTCGCGGAATGTCGACTGGCCTGGGCGTGCAGTACAACAAGCTGGCCAACGACTTGGAGGGCGTCAACTTCAGCAGTCTGCGAGATGGAGCTCTCACCGAGCGCGACGGCTGGAAGGATCTGCAAGAGTGGTTGATTGAAAACCTGCTTGATCGTCTTTATGAGGCATGGCTGCCCCGGGCCCTGCTCAAAGGAATACCCGTGGGAACGCGCCTTGGCGCCACGCTTCGCCCGGAACGCATCGAAAAGTACCGTGCCCACGCCTGGCAGGCCCGCCGCTGGGACTGGGTAGACCCCGACAAAGACTCGAAAACCGCTGCGCGTGACGTAGCCAATAAGTTCAAAAGCCCCTCGCAAGTTATTCGCGAGCGCGGCGGCGACCCTCGTTCAGTTTGGCGCCAGTGGGCCGCGGATCGTCAGGCCATGATTGATGCCGGCATTCCCGAGGCTATTGTAGACGCCACCCTTGGCAGCCCAATACAAACACCCACTGGCGGCAGCACGCCGACTCAGGATCCGAGCAATGAATAAAGAACCGCAGGACCGGCAGCTGGCGCCGGTAAAACAAACGCCACCCCCTGAAGTTCAGGCCACCGATAAGGTCCGAGCGATTGAAGGGTCTTTTCAAACCCGAGCCATCACCGACGAGCAAACGCGAAAGCTGAAAGCCGAAAACATGCATCGCGATCTTGCCATGCACGAAGTGCGAGCACTGGACGAAGAAAAGCGCACCGTTGAACTCGCGTTTTCCAGCGAAACCGAGGTGGAGCGGTGGTTTGGAATTGAAGTGCTAGATCATAAGCCAGGCGCGATGAGAACCGCGCGCCTGGAAGGTGGAGCTGCTCTGCTAGTCAACCACGACTGGGATGACCAGATAGGCGTTGTTGAGTCCGTCACATTAGGTGCAGACCGAAAAGGCCGGGCTGTGGTGCGCTTTGGCCGAGGGGCTCGGGCGTCCGAAGTGTTTCAGGATGTTATTGACAACATTCGCCGCCACGTATCGGTGGGCTACTCGATTCATAAGGTTGAATTTGAGGAGCGTTCCGGGCTTGCAGACATGGCTCGCGTTACTGACTGGGAGCCTCACGAAATTAGCATTGTGTCTGTTCCGGCGGATGTTTCTGTGGGCGTGGGTCGCTCAAAGGAACCACTGCCAGCGGCGCATAACGGGGCTGACGGTGAGAATCCGGATATTAATTCAATTACGAGCCCAACTATTAGGAGTGCTCAAATGAACGTAAAAATTCTGCGCGACGAAAAAGGCAACCTTGTTCGCGCCAAAGTAGACGAAAACGACAAGATCGTTGAAGTCCTTGAAATGCTCGAGCGCGCCGGCACAGCCCACGCTGAAGCCCGTAATGCTGGCGTGCAAGCGGAGCAGGCTCGTGTAAAAGCGATTATGGATATGGGTCGCCAGTATGGAAACCCTGATCTGGCATCCACGTTTGCAAGCGAAGGCAAGAAGCCTGAAGACTTCCAGCGCGCCCTGCTGGACGCCATGCATGGCCAGCGCGCCAAGTCACTTGAAGATAGCGGCACCGGCGCCCGTGAGCTGGGCAGTATCGGAATGGCTGATGGCGAAGTGCGCCAATACAGCTTCCTGAAAGCTGTGCGGGCCCTGGCCAACCCGACCGATCGCCGCGCTCAGGAAGCCGCTGCGTTTGAATTTGAAGCCTCACGCGCTGCCGCTGAAAACATGCCCCGCGAAGTGGAAGGCCTGGTGGTGCCGCCGGACGTTCTGCGCCGTGCACTTAACACCTCCACCACTGGCACGGCCGGCGGCGATACGGGTGGTAACGTGGTTGATACCACGTTGATGACCAGTTCCTTCATTGACCTGTTGCGCAGCCGCACAGTGGCAATGCGGCTGGGTACCAGCATGGCTGGCCTGGTAGGCAACTTCGACATTCCCAAGCAAACGGACTCCGCTTCTGGCTACTGGATCGGGGAAGACGGCGATGCGCCTGAAGACATCCTGGGCCTTGGTCAGATCGGGCTCGCACCGAAGACCGTGGCCGCGATGTCAGAGATCACCCGCCGCATGCTCATGCAGTCCAGCATGGATGTAGAGGCCTTGGTGCGGTCTGACCTGGCAACAGCGCTGGCGCTGACCATCGACAAGGCATTCTTCTACGGCACTGGCTCAGCCAGCCAGCCGCAGGGCATCACCAACACCGCCGGCATCAATGCGGCTCAGTTCGCTGCGGTTGGCGCGCCCACTTACGCCGAGATCGTCCAGATGGAATCTGAGATCGCTTCGGATAACGCGGACGTGAACTCCATGGCCTACGTCATGCCTTCAGGCATGCGCGGCAAGCTGAAGACCACTGAGAAGTTTGGTGGATCTAACGGCATGCCCATCTGGGAACCAGGCAACTCGGTCAACGGCTACGGCACGGAAGTCACCAACCAGATTGAACCCGGTGACATCATCTTCGGTAACTTCGCAGATGCGCTGATCGGGATGTGGGGCGGACTGGAGCTGACCACTGATCCCTATACGCACAGCTCGAAAGGCCGGTTGCGCATCGTCGCCATGCAGGATGTTGATATGGTTCTGCGTCGCATCGAATCCTTCTGCCTGGGCCGTTATGTAGCACCGTAATGACCTGCTGATAGGGCCGGCCTGGTGCCGGTCCACTTTTTGGAGAAGACCTATGAGACAGAGTATTCAGGAGATCCTGCCGGCTGGGAAAGTTACAGCCAGCGGGAGCGGTACCCAGGTGGATGTTCGCGACCTGGAAGGATTTATAGCGCTGGCATTGAGCGCGTCCGCCACCGCTGGCGCAGATAACACTCTGGATGTCGCAATTGAGCATTCACCCGATGGCGTTACCTGGGAGGCAGTACCTGGTATTTCGTTCGACCAGGTAACGAATGCTGCCGCGAGCTTTCAGGAAGTCAACGTAAACGTCGACGGGCTGTACCGGTACCTGCGGGCCAGCGACACCTTGGCAGGTACCGCGCCCGAGGTCAGCCGCGCGTTGCTTTTTGTTGGGCAGCCGAAGTACTGATCCGCCATTTTGGCGCACCCTAATGGTAAGAATAATTGAGGAAGCACAGCATGAGCAGCAAGAAAAAGTTTGTTGATGTGCGGGTCACCAGCGCCTTTGTGGTGGCGGGCGCCATCATGAAGCCGGGCGAGACCCTGAACGATGTGCCGATGTCAGACGCCAAGGCCCTGGAAAAGCGCGGCAAGGTCAAGTTGCTGGGTTCCAGTGACGATGACGGCGACTCTGAATACGCCGCTATGACCGTGCCTGAGCTGAAGGAGCTGGCCGAAGCCGAGGGGATTGAAGGCTTCGATAAGATGAAAAAGGCCAAGCTGATCGCCGCGCTTGAGGCTGCTGAGGAAGAGTAATGCCAGCGCCGGATTGGGAAGACCTGAGTGAGTTCCTGGACACAGACGTATTTGCTGTGCCGGGAACTATTCAGTTTCAGGACGGTGGCACAAAGACCGTGCCCGTCATCTTTGACGATCCCTACCTAAACGCGCAGCTCGGCGAGTACGAGATGGATACCACCAACCCCAGGGTACTGGGCAAACTCTCTGAGCTAAATCTCGCCCGCCGCGGCGATATTCTGACTATCGGC